GTTATACCTATTAACGATGACAATAATTGTAAGTGGGGATGTATAGATATAGATTCTTATGCAGGGTTTGACCACAAACAATTAATAGAAAAAATTAATAAATTAAATTTACCACTAATAGTATTTAGATCTAAGTCTGGTGGTGCTCACGTATTTTTATTTACAGAAGATTACGTATCCGCAAGATCTATGCAAGATAAGCTAATGGAAATAAAGGCTGTATTGGGATATGGCGGATCAGAGGTTTTTCCAAAACAAACAGAATTGAAATCGAAAGATGATACAGGAAATTTTTTAAACTTACCATACTTTAATTATAAAAATACAACAAGGTATGCCTTCCATGGAACAGGTCAAGCTGCTACACTAGAAAGTTTTTTTGAGCTGTATGAAAATATAAAAGTAAAAGATGTTGATAGTATAAAAGTAGAAAGACCTAAATCAGATTATAATGATGGACCGCCGTGTATTGAAACACTGGCTATGAATAAAATAGGTGAAGGTGGTAGAAATAATGCACTGTTTCATTATGGCGTGTATGCAAAACAAAAGTGGCCAGGTGAATGGAAATCAAAATTAATTTTATTTAATGCAACTGCAATGGAAAGACCATTGTCAGATTCAGAGGTACAGATAGTTGTTACACAACATGACAAAAAAGAATGGGGATACAAATGCAAAGATGAACCAATGTGTAGTATGTGTGATAAAACATTATGTCGGACTAGAAAATATGGTATTGGTCAAGAGATACTATTTCCTGGGCTAACCGACCTCCAGGTAATAGACTTGGAGGACCCTTACTACTATCTCAATGTAGACGGAGAAAGATTATACTTAGAGAATGTAAAATATTTGAGACAACAAAGTTTATTTCAGGAGGCATGTATGAAACAATTAAGGAACAGACCACCAACATTGAAAGAAAAAGATTGGGTAACTATAACAAATTTATTATTAAATGGCGCAGAAGTTACAGAACCTGCGGAGGGATTAAGAACAGAGGATCAACTACAAAATCATTTAGAGGAGTTTTGTTTAAACAGACAGGTATCTACAGATAAAAACGATTTGAAAAAAGGTGGTGTGTGGACATCAGATGGCTATCACCATTTTGTATTTGATAGATTCTATCATCAGTTTTTAATGCGTAGAAGATGGGATCTTGGATATTCAAGAACAGCACAATTACTAAAAGAAAAATGTGATTGTGAAAATAAAAGAATTGGTAAAGAAAAGTTATCTGTTTTTGTAGTTAAAGAGTTTGATAAAAAAGCAGATGACTATAAACAAAAAGTATTAAAAGAAGAGGAGCCATACTAATGTGGCCAAGACAAGCTTACATGGATTTATTATTTTATACAGCAACTACTGCTTATTTTATATTTAAGGATTTTTATATATGAAAACAATTGTATTAGGACCACCAGGCACAGGTAAAACAACTACGTTGTTAAACAAAGTAGATGACTATTTAAAACAAACAGATCCTGATAAAGTTGGTTACTTTGCTTTTACACAAAAAGCTGCATACGAAGCAAGAGACAGAGCTATAAAAAAATTTAATCTTACAGAGGACGACTTACCATACTTTAGAACACTACACTCACTAGCATTTAGAAAACTTGGTGTAAAAAAAGAAGACGTAATGCAACGCAGACACTATGTTGATCTTGGAAACAAACTAGGTTTTCCTGTTAACTATGCTAGGTTTGAGGATGATCACAACGGTATCTTTACATCTGATAGTGAATACTTAAGAATAATAAATCTCGCAAAGTTACGAAATATTACACCAGAACAACAGTTTGATTTAGCAGAACACAACAGTGATCTTGAAAGAGATAAGCTAACTATTATTGCAAATGAGATAGAACGATACAAAAAAGAATACAATCTAATAGATTTTAACGACATGATATTACATTTTATCAAATCAGATAAGTCACCGAAGTTTGATGTAGTATTTATAGATGAAGCACAAGATCTATCATTAATGCAGTGGGATATGGCAAAAAGTATTTGGAATAAAACAACAGATTCTTTTATTGCAGGTGATGATGATCAGGCAATATTTAGGTGGGCAGGTGCAGATGTAGATTCTTTTATTGCACAGAAAGGTTTGATGGTGCCACTTACACAATCACACAGAATACCAGCAGCTGTGCATAATGTTGCTATGAATATAATAAACAAAGTTAGAAATAGAATAGATAAAACTTGGAAACCAAAAACACATCAAGGAGCTTTGTCTAGGTATGATGACTTTGAACAATTAGATATGTCTTCAGGTGAATGGTTAGTTATGGCTAGAACTAAATACATGTTAAACGAGTTAGAAGACACATTATATAGAAACGGTTTGTATTACAGAAACAAATTTAAAAAAACTAAAGAACAAGAATTACACTATGCTGCACAAGACTGGGAGAACTTACGTAAAGGTCAACCTATAGCATACAAACAAATAGAAAGAATTTACGGATACATGAAAGATAATACAGATAAGAAAAAACTAAAAGGTATGTTGAAGGATTCTTCTTACGATATAGATACACTTAAACAATCTTATGGTTTGAAAACAGATAAACCTTGGTTTGAGGCATTTGATGATGCACCAAGTCGAGATGTAAGCTATCTAAGAAAGATGAGAAAGAATGGAGAAAAACTGAACGAAGATCCACGAATAACTTTGTCAACCATACATGGTGCAAAGGGTGGTGAATCACAGAACGTTGTATTATTAACTGATCTCAGTGAAAACACAATGAAGGCATACGAAAAAAACCCAGATGATGAGAATAGATTGTTCTACGTTGGTGCAACAAGGACCAAGGAACATCTACATATCATATCACCAAAACAAGAATATAAAGGATACAGCATATGATTGAAACAAGAGACGAGATACCATTAGAGGAAATAGATAAAAGAGTTTTACCAGGAATGTACATGTTGATGAGGACAGGAGGTTATCACCCTTATCGTAATCTTAAATTACAATTTGGTGATGAACATTACGCCAAACCAATTTGGCCTTATGTAAAAAAATTAAAAGGGTATCATCAAGATCTAAACTCAGGAGGCAAAATGAACGGCTCTATTTCTGCTAAAAAACCTTACGTTAATCTAACAGTTTATACACCGGAGTTTGATAAAAATGGAAGACACAAAAGAGTTAAGACATACTTTCATATTATTGTATGCAAAGCTTTTTCTAATCCAAAAAAACTCTTACATCAACAAGACGGTGGTAGTTATGTTGTTAATCATAAAAATTTTAAAACTGTAGATTACAGAATAGAAAATTTAGAACTCGTAACTCACAAAAAGAATTCTATCGGTTATCCAATTTATAGAAGAATATCTAGACAAACAACATATCAAATACACAAAGAAGCAAAATATGCATAAAGGAGGAAAATGACACACAAAAATATGTTTAAAGGAACTACATACAGTTCATTAGAAGAGCAGGTAGGTGGCAAGCACTACCGGAATATGAAGATACAGCCAGCAGAGTTTATTAATGAAAACAAACTTTTGTTTGCAGAAGGCAATGCTATAAAATATATTTGCAGGCACTCTGTAAAAGGAGGACAACAAGATATAGAAAAAGCAATACATTATTTAAAAATGATACTGGAAAGAGATTACTCATGATACAGAAACCAATGTTCAGCCCGCAGGTAGAGTGGCTACCACCAGAATCTTTTCCTGACTTATCTAAGTATGATGAGATAGCAATAGACTTAGAAACAAAAGACCCTGATCTTAAAACAATGGGATCTGGTTCTATTACAGGTAGATCTAAAATAGTTGGTATAGCCTTAGCTGTCGAAGGATGGTCTGGATATTATCCAATAGCACACGAAGGTGGTGGTAACATGGATGAGAAAATAGTAATGGATTACTTTAGAACTATTCTAAACTACCCCTCTACAAAGATATTTCACAACGCTATGTATGACGTATGTTTTATACGTGCTGCAGGTCTTAAAATTAATGGAACCATCGTAGATACTATGATTGCTGGCTCTCTCGTGGACGAGAATCGCTTTCGTTACGATTTAGGCTCAATGGGTAGGGATTACCTTGGAAGAGGCAAAAACGAGGCTGTATTGAACGAAACAGCAGCTCTTTGGGGTGTAGATCCTAAGTCTGAGATGTACAAACTACCAGCTATGTATGTAGGTGAGTATGCTGAGAGAGACGCAGAGATGACCCTTGCATTATGGCAAAGCATGAAACAAGAGATACAACATCAAGATATACAATCTATTTTTGATCTCGAGACTGAACTCTTTCCTTGCCTCGTCGATATGCGTTTCCTAGGAGTTCGTGTAGATATTCAAGCAGCGAATGAATTAAAAGACAAACTATCATCAGAAGAAAAAGAATGCCTATTAAAAGTAAAAAAAGAAACTGGAGTAGATACCCAAATATGGGCAGCTCGATCCATTGCGCAAGTCTTTGAAAAACTTCGCCTACCTTTTGACCGAACCGAAAAAACAAATTCTCCATCATTTACTAAAAACTTTTTACAAAACCACCAACATCCGGTGGTTAAATTAATTGCTAGAGCTCGTGAAATAAACAAAGCTCATACTACGTTCATTGATACCATATTAAAACATGAACATAAAGGAAGAATACATGCTGAGATAAATCAACTTAGATCAGACAGTGGTGGTACAGTAACCGGTAGATTTAGTTATAGTAATCCTAACCTACAACAGATACCTGCACGTAACAAAGAACTTGGACCATTGATTAGATCTTTGTTTATACCAGAACAAGGTTGTAAGTGGGGTGTATTTGATTACTCACAACAAGAACCAAGACTTGTTGTACACTACGCAGCATTACAGAATCTCTATGGAGTGGGCGACGTATTGGATGCATATCAGGATACTGATGTGGACTTTCACCAGATTGTTGCTGAAATGGCAGAGATACCAAGAGAGCAGGCCAAGACTATAAATCTTGGTCTGTTTTATGGTATGGGTAAAAATAAATTACAAGCTGAACTAGGTATCAACAAAGAGAAAGCTGAGAGTTTATTTAAACAATATCACTCACGTGTACCATTTGTAAAACAACTGATGGACAATGTCATGAGCCGTGCGCAAGATAGAGGTAGAATAAGAACTCTTCTTGGTAGAGTGTGCAGGTTTCATTTATGGGAACCAAATCAGTTTGGTATACACAAACCACTGGCTCACGATGCAGCGCTAGCGGAACACGGACCAGGTATTAGAAGAGCATACACATACAAAGCTTTGAATAGATTAATACAAGGATCAGCAGCTGACATGACAAAAAGAGCTATGATAGAACTATACAAAGAAGGCATCACACCACATATACAAGTGCATGATGAACTTGATATATCTGTAAACAATAATGCTGATAAGATAAAAGAAATAATGGAATCAGCAGTAGACTTAGAGGTACCAAATAAGGTAGACTACGAATCTGGACCTAATTGGGGTACAATAAAATGAGGTTAAATTATGGCTTACTTAAATGCAAATATTCCTGTAGAATACGCTCAAATAAGAAGGGAGTTTTTATATGACCTTAAACAACATAAAGGCGAAGTTGAAGACTGTATTATCTTCGGTGTTACCTGCATTACAGGTAGGGCGCTCTTATTTCATGCGATCATGGAAAATGGCGCAGTCTTTTATCGCCTGCCAATTAGCGCGTTTATTCAACGTGGTTTCAAAGTCGAAGACGTACCAATCAGAAGACTTGATGAATTACAGCTTTGGAATTCTTTTAGTTATTATCCTGCTATTACTAGTTGGGATATTTTAGAAGCACAGTCTGGCAAATATATAGGTAAAGATAAAAAATGGCATTGGGGTAA